CCCAAACAATGGACCCCGAGTAGAGCCTTTAGCTATCTTAATTGGTGGTCCAACTGGTGTCGGAAAGAGTACTTTTACTGTTCCATTTTTATTGGCTTTGATGTCGAGAATTTTACCAGAAGACAAGAAGGAACAGTTTAGAAACAACCACAATGACTTTATGTTTTTCCGTGCAAATGAAAACGAATTTTGGGACGGATACAAAATGCGAAACGTTGCAGTAGTTTATGACGACTTCGGACAAATGAAGGATGCTGTTGGCGCACCTAGTGCTGATGCATTTGAAATAATCCGTTTGAAAAACACAGCTCCGTACCATTTGCATTTTGCAGCCTTGGAAGACAAGCAGAGAAATTACGCAGTACCCAAGCTTATTTTTGCAACGACAAATCTACAACAATTGTATTTCCAAGGATTGACTTCATCTGAAGCAGTTGCAAGAAGATTTGATCTTGCTTATATACAAGTTCCTAAAAAGGAATTTTGTAGAGAAGCGGTTGATGATTCCATTTGGGCAAGAAGATTGGACATAGACAAAGTTCGATCAGTTTATCCAGAAGAGGATGATGATGTATCTTCTTTTGTTGCCCTTGATGTTGCAGAATTTATTCCTTGGGATTTTTCAAGAGGATGTCGCTTGGAAGGAAAACCTACCTTAGGATTTTGGGAATTATTGGATTATGCAGAGAAGCGATTCAATGATCTCAATAACAAAGGCAATAAGATGTTGGAATTTCATAGGTTCATGAAGGAAAATCCGCGTCCTCAGTTTAGACCAGAAATGAAAGTTCCATCAAAAGACGAACTTTTATCGTCAATGAAGGGAATTATTCATGATGTATCGCAAGGTATTCGCTTTTATGGCACGAAAGCAAGAATTGATTCTGAACAACTTGCTGCACTTAGCAAAGTATTTGGTGTTATAGGTACAGTTGTAGGATTGAGTTTCGCTGTATCAAAAATTTTGAGTCCAGCATCAAGTGCTATCTCCTCCATGGAGAGTGGAAATTCTAAGAATGAAGTAAAAACAAAAACAAACACATCAAGGAAGCTTAAAGCTAGAAGTAGACCGATAAAACGTGTCAACAAAGCTGCACCAAAGACTTCCACCATTTCCATTCAATCTGGAGATTCCAAGCTTGCACCATATTTGAAGGTGCTAAAGAGAAATATGTATCTTATTGGAGGTGAGGATC